GGTTTTTTTTAGGTACGCAAATATACATAAATAAATAATAGGCAGTGCGCAGAATGATATGTACCACCACCAGCGGTCGTGGAAGTCAGCCATCATGTAGACCATGGATAGCACGAATGGGAGGATCAGGAGTAGGTTGGCCATTAGTAGAATAGGTTTTGGAACTCGTACAATGTAAACTCTTTGTTCAGCGCTAACAACAGCGTAATGATTTCATCGAAAGTGCATTTCATGTAAAACTGTCTGCTCTTGAGGAAGTCGATGCAAAAATCCCTGCTGTGTACGTGTTCGTAGCTTTCTATGGCTGCGCGGTCTTCGGCGCTCATGCGATCCCAAAGGGTTGGTGCTTGTTGCATCGTTAGATTTGGTTTAGAAGGTTTTGACGTGCTTGGAGGTAGCGACCGTAAAGTTCGTAGTTGAACGTCAGCGGCCTTTTGGTTTCACTGGATGAAGGCGTCGCGGTTCGCTCCAGCATGTAGCGGATGTGGCGATGCCACGCGTAGAGGTATGCAGGGATGAAGTTCATGGTTTGGTTGGGTTTAAGGTTGGCATTGGTAGAGGTGTTGATGATCGTTGGAAGCGGATGAAGCGAAACCAGTCGCGGTGTTGGCTGCGAAATAGCGCGTCTACAATTTGACGTGTTCGCGTCGGGTTGCTGTTGGCAGTGAATGGATAGTCCGCGTGCATCGCATACATGCCGCTCGGCAGCTTGTGGATGTAGGCCTCAACGACGATGCCGTTGTCGAGGGTAATCGGGGTGTAACTGATGATGTCGTGGTTCATTGGGTTGGGTTGGTTTACGTTGGTTAAAAGATTGTGCGTTGGCGAGCCGCACCCCTCGGTGGGTTAGGGTTATTTTTTACGTATTATTTTTAATCCCCATCGATTTGCCATATCTAAAGCAACGTATCTTTTACTTGACCCATCGATTGGTTCTTCGGTTTTGGCATCTACGAGCCAATACCAATACTTTACTGATTCGCTGCCTTCCCATCGCTCAAGGTAAACTTCTTTAGCCGGTTCCATTGCCTTGATAGTTTTGCTTGGGTTAGGTCGGTTAGTCTTTTTTGCTGATTTGATTATCGCAAGTTGGTAAAGTTGTTGTGGTGTCATGGTGTGTTTGGTTTAGGTTGTTTTTTTCCGCTTTGGTATATGCAAATATACATACATATATATATACGATGCAAACTTTTTTTAATTTTTTTTTCTGCGTTTCCAGCGCGTAGACGCACTTTTGGACAAAACTTGTCCAACGCCCCCGATTTCCAAGCCTTGATTTTCCGCACTTACCTCAACCGAGCGAACAAAACGACGCTGGCGAGCAGTCCCAAAATCGCCCCGACAAGCAGTATCGGCCACCTGCTTTTGCGCTTCTTCGGCTGAACTACAACGGTGCGCTCTACTATTGTCGTATCGCGCATTATTAAGCGTTCTATGACAGTATCTCTGCGCAGACGGATGACAATGCCACTGCCTGAATTTGCGACGCTTAGAACGCTTGTTTTAGCACTGTCGCGCAAAGTGAAGCGGCGTATCAACCCGGCACTGTCGCACAGGTCAGGAAGCGTCAACTCCGTCAAGCTGCCAGCGGTCACGACTTGCCGATCAGTGTGGACGACAGCACTTGTGCGGATCACCTCCGCAGGTTTTCGGCAGCAGCTAACAAGCAGCAGGCTAAATATGAGCGTACTCCTGTGCAGCATTGAAGGATGGGCAGGCTTTGGCTACCTTTGGGAAGTCACGGTGGCCGAGGATCTTGGCCGCTGGGTACTTGGCGCGCCATTGGTGCAAGACCTGTGACAACGCATCTTTTTGCCCTTGCGTGCGATTGTCTACCGGGTTGCCTCTGCTATCAACGCCGCCGATGTAGCTGGCGTGGAGGCTAAGCGAATTGTAGCCAGCAACGCCGTTGCAGATGGCTTCATCATCAGCCAAGGTAATTACTTCTCCATTGGCTTTTACGATCTTATGATAGCCCGGTGACTTCCATTTCAGATTGGTCCGCCAGTAGTTTTGGATTGAATCAATCGTCGTTGATTGAGGTGTCGCCGTGCAGTGGACGACGAGGTACTTGATGTTTCGCATTTGACCTGATTAGGTTGCAAAATTAAATATCATTTGCCGCCATTTTGTACCCTATTAGGTACATAAGGCCGCATATTGCCCTCACTTGCCCCCTATCGGGTACTGGTCGTCGTAAACGTCGCATCAATAACGCGGGTTTCTATTTTCTCATTTACAATCTTAACAAGGCTCAACTTCATCCAGTAACCGCCGAGCGGCTTCGGCGGCCTGCCCCTCTCGACGTGGAAGCCACCCACTCCGCCTGCATATTCCTCCTTGTACGTCGCAGTCCTGATCTGATGCAGTGGCCGCTGCCTCATCATGTAGTTGGTTCGGTTGAGGTAGCTGATGACGTTGATGTGGTGGTACAGCTCGTGGACGTGACCTTGCCATGTGCAGTCGTAGCCTTCAACCATCGCCATGATCCGCTGGTCTTGGATGACACCCTTGGTCACTACGCCTCCTCCTCCTGATCCGTGAAAGTAGTGCATGGCAAAGCGTGTGTAGTGGTTGGTGTTCGGTGAATGGGCAAAGCCAAACAGTATCGCGCCGCCGTAGCCGCCGAGTTGGACGTCAGTGCCGCACTCGTGGTTCAAGAGCATGACGAACATCTGCAGCGCGTCAAATTCTACATTGCGGATGACGCTCGTTTCGTGGTTGCCATAGCCAATCAGCGCGATGTGCTTGGCGTATGGTTTGAACCACTGCACAGCATCGTTCACTACGGCTTGCAGGTAGTTGCCCTTGTTGTGTTCAGGTCGTATATCATCCTTGCCTCTGCGTGGATCGCCTCTGCCTTGCATCAGGCAGAACGTGTCGCCGTTCATGATGACCTTGGCGTTGCGGCGCACGGCTTCGTCGAGGTGGCTTTTTAGTAGATCGCGATCGCACTTCGGATTGTCCCAGTGCAGGTCGCTGATGAGCAGAAACTCCGCCTCCTTCCCCTCGCAGTCAATCGTGTGGACGTTGGCTGCGCGTCGGGTTATCTTCATATTATTGGTTTGGTGGTGTCGACTTTAGAAGCCGCAAAATACGATGTTCTAATACTTCTGTAATCTTGACACCTGAAAATCCGACGATGAAGGCGAGGCCGTACTCGATGTTCGGTGCTTGTATATTGAGGATGCCGATGATGACAGGCGCGATGTAGGTTGCGGAGAGTGTGCCGGAAAGGACTGCGATTAGCTGCATCTTCCAGTTCTTCATACGAGGAGCGAGCAGGAGCGCACCTGCGAAACCTGCGATGGTCAATCCGATGTTGATGCCGATTGATTTGAGGAAGTCTATCATTTGTTTGCGTTGTAATCTTTCGTGTACTGCTCATCCCAGCCGAGGAAGGTATGCACGCCTATTGGCGGAGGCCAGCACTCGTAAGGCAGGTAGTCGCTATGTGGCTCTGCATCCCAAAGGATGTCGACGCAATAAGCGCCCTCGATGATGCCAAGCGGCACTGCGAAGCCTTGCGGCACTGGTAGCGCGGTGAATGTCGCTTCATTGGAAAAGGCGTATTTGCGGAAGGTCGGCATTTATAGTCGGGTTAATTCGGCAAGTTGTGCGTTAGATAGCCGCGTGGTGTAGAGTGCGGCGGCGCGTATGCGGTCGTTGAGGAAATTCGTTGAGGCGCTCGTTCCAATTTTGCCTAAAAACACGGAAGTCGATGCAGGCACTCCACCGCTACTATCAGTGCCAATTTGTGTGCCGTTGACGTAAAAGGCGAAATCGCCACTCGCATAAGTCAATGCACACTTGTAAACACCATTGACCTGCCCTGACGCTGTGCTTATATCAACAACATCGGCACTTGCCGTTGTCACTACTGCCTGCAACGTGCGATTTGCGCCTACCTGTATCATAATCCGCTCGTCGCTCGTTCCGTTTGAACAGGTTAATATACGTCCACTTGCTATCCAGTTTCTTAAATCCACCTCCGCATAAATCGTCCCCTCCGTCTGCCCGATATACCCACTCACCCCCGACACTGTGCAAACATCCGCGGCGCGGGTTGCCGAGCCTGTTGTCGTTGGGATGAATGTCGTGGGAACTGAACTGAGTTCAATCTGCGGAGCAGCGAAGCCGAGTTCAGTGCCGACTGCCGCTAGTGAGGCTAAAGTTACCCCCGAAACAGGTGCCAATCTAAATGTAGTAAGTGTGCCGCTTGCCGTCATCGTAAAGGTTTCCGAGCATCGGTAAACATCCGTTCCCCATTGCTCAACCCTTCGAATGCGGTTTGTTGTGCCTGCTGTGTTGTAAATTGAGCCGCTACTAAACGAACCGCTTACATTAAATCCACCGCCAAGGTCGCCTGACGCTGCACCAGTTATTGACGCATAATAACCTCCAATTGTGTGCGCTCCTGTTTTCTTGATAAAAAAACTAAGAGTATAAGTGCTACCGCTCGCAAGCGCAACATTATTACCTGTTCTTGCAATATTACCATTTCCAGTACCTGCGCCAATGTTACTTCCTGAAGTGTTTACCTGAAGATTAACGCCACTTACACCAAGTACATCAATGACACCGCTTGTAAATCCTGACCAACACGTCCAATTTGTTGTCGTGTCGGTAGAGTTCAAGATGCCGTTGCTCGCACTCGGCTCAATCAAAGCCGCAGGGCAACCGCCTCCAATCGGGTAGTCCAAGCGAAGCACTCCCGAAGCAACGCTCTCAATCAAGCCACTCGCATTCACCCGCGTGGCGGTGGTCGCTCGGGTGAAGGTGAAGTCAGCACCGCTCACCACAGGCAACTGCGGATAGACAACGCCTGACTTCGTCAGTTGCGGCACAATCAAAAGCGAAGGCTGTCCAGTCACCCTGCTCGCCGCTCCTGTCGTGGTCGTTATGTAAGGCGAAATCCTATCATTGCGTTCCACCTGCGGCGCGGCAATGCGAATAGTGAAGCTGATGACATCCAACGCCGCCACATCAGCGGTAAGCCTGAAATTCACCCTGTCACTGCTGACGCTGGCAATCGAAAGAACTGCGGTGTTGATGCGCGTTAAACTGCTTGAAACCAAGCCATTCAAATCAGTGCTGCTGTTCGCCGTTTCAATGACCGAACCATCGCTCGACTTTTGGCCCAGCACCTGCAATACCATCGTGGCAGGAATTGTCCCTGCTTGCTTGCCCAAACTCATCGCGCCAATGTACTGCTGACCAATACTGGCAGGGATTGCGTTGGTGTTGTCGTTAGGCTCGCAACCTATGTAAATCGTGCCATCATTATCAGCCGTGCCACTTACCGTCCAGTCAATCGCCTGAAAGCCTGCACTGGTGAACGCGCTGGAAATGGTGACCGTCAATCCATTGACGCTACCACTCACCCACTTGGTTGGCAACACGCTTCCTGTTGCCCCTGCCATCGCGCTATTTGTCAGCAGGTTGGTGTCCGTGCGTTGCGGCACCCGCATCTGCAAGTCAATGGCTCGCGCATCAAGGCAACTGCCCGCCGCTTCCTTTTTCCCGCCTGATGCAATCGCTCGCGCCGTTGCCGCCGCGTTATCGCTCGCGTAATCGCCCACTACCTTCTGCGTCACAAAAGGCAAAGCATATCCGTGCGCTAATGCCATCAGGAATACGCAAATACGTTGCCACCTGATACCGTGACCGCGGCTAATTTCAAGCCGTTACGCGCCCTGACAATCATTCCTGTCATCACCGTTATTCCTGTCAATCCCAAGTATGTCAGCGCGTTGTTGCCTTCGCTGTCGGTCAGCGTGGTGAAACTCGTGGATGCATTCACCACAAGAAATTCAAACGCCTGACCTGTGACCGCTCCTGTGACTACGGTAATTGCGCCGTAGCCACCCAGCATCGCGTCTAATTGTTGCCCAATGTTCATATCGCTATTTTTAGTTAAATACCACTCAATCGGGAACTTCGCAAGAATTGTGCGGATATTCAAAGTCAAAGTTGGCCGTTGCCTGCCATCCAGCGACTTTGTCATCTCGCGCCTCCACGAAGCGCGTTGCACTAACCGCATCCTGCAACGTGTAATCCTTCGCAGGGTCATTCGTGAACTTGCTGATGAAGTCACGCATTATATATAAGGTGTCATTGAGTACCTCATCTTCATTGTCAGTCCACCTCGCCACCACGCTACCAGTCACCACCGTAGATAGGTTGCGGCTATCCTCGACCCTGTCCATAATCAGCACACTCACGCCAAGCGTAAGCGCACCAACATTTGCGGTCATAGATTGCAGGTCAGCAAACAGCAAAGGGTAAACAACCCTATCC